TACTGACAATGACGACAACATGGACGAGCTAAATGAATATGATATGCTCACCGAACAAGCTAAGCAATTATCGGAAGCAGTTAGTCAATACCTATATGATTCTAACTAATTCAATGAAGTATTGGGACATTAAAGCACGCAACACAGGTACAAAACTTTTCCTTGAGTATCGCAACAAAATAACCGGTGATATTGATACAGTAATAAAACCACTCCAGGAAGTCATGCTTGAAAACATACCAAGCTATAAAGAACCTACACAATAGGTTTTTTATTTTGTCAAGGCCACGCTTGACAAGGCATTAATTATATGAGCTACACTATTGGCGACCTGTCAAGACCATGCACAAGGCGACCTGTCAAGGGCGACCCTGCGGTTTGTTGTTTTGTATTTGTATTGTATGCGATAGCATACATACATATAGTGTTGTTTATCAATATTTGTATTAGGTTGTATTTGTATGGTTGTTATGTAGTAGGTAGGGGGGGGTACCTCACTTTTAGGAATATTTATTTTGAATTATTTAGGGTTCTACAAAAATATAAAATTGAGTTTTCCAAAGTGATATCATTTTAAATATTGCAAATATTAATTTGCATATCTAAAAATATTTCAACCATTTTATAAACTGATATCACTTTACTTTATAAAGTAAACTAATTGACTATCTTAAATACATGTTGCAAAAATAAATTTACTATGATATAATACACCATATGGAAAACGAACTAAACAATACTACTAAAGAACTTACTAAAGAAGAACGCAGAGCTATCTACGATGCTAATGTATATAATGTAGATAGGAATGTTAGAGCTAAATTCTGGAAACCAAAATGGTCATCACCAGAAGAACTAGCTGAAAAAATTGGAGCATACTTCGATAAATGTGACCAAGACGAAGAACCATACCTTATTACAGGTCTTGCACTAGCACTTGACACTAATAGAATGACATTGTTAAACTGGCAACGAATGGAACAAGACAGTGGATTTGAATTCGCATCACTACCAAAGGAGGATATTGTTGAAATGGCAAACTTAATTAAATACGCAAAGGCCAAATGTGAGCATTACGGTGCAAAAGGACTGATTAAGGGGACTATTAACCCAGCAGCAGCTATATTCAACCTTAAATCTAACTACAAATGGATTGATAAGAGTGAATTAGATATTACCTCAAACAACCAAACACTGGATAATACAAGGAGTATCAACATTGTTATGCCAGAAAGTATGTTAGGTGTTGATGAAACAACAAAGGAACAATTGGAGGACTAAATAATACAAAGAATCGCAAAGATAAATAATACAAAGAATCGCAAAGATAAATAATACAAAGAATCGCAAAGATAAATCTTTGCATAACTTTATGCAAATTAAACCACAACCAAAACAAGCTCAAGCGTGGATAAAACTTTTAGATAAGACGACTAAGTACGTCGTTTTCGGCGGTGCAGCTGGAGGCGGGAAAGCAATATCGACATTGCAATCAGTTTTAACAGATTCGGGATGGAAACAAGCTGGAGATATAACAATGGAAGATAGATTAGTATCAGTTGATGGAAGCTACACTGATATTATGGGTATATTTCCACAAGGTGTTAGACCGTTATACAAAGTAACATTTGAAGACGGAGCTGAATCAATCGTTGATGAAGACCATCTATGGACAGTGTATAGTTCAAAACATGGTTGGAGAGATGGTTGGAAGGTTAAGACAACAAAACAACTTATCAAAGCCAAAACAACACACGCTATTCCACTAATGACAAATCCAGCTCCTGGAGACTATGTACCAGAATACGACCCATATATCTTAGGGTATATTATTGGTAACGGAACAATGACAGGTCAACATCCTACTATTTATACAGCAGATGAGGAAGTTGTTGATTATATAAAGGAAAAAGGATGGAAAAAATATCAATATAAAGACAATCTATTTCAATGTCACCTACATAATAGTAAGGAGTCTAATTTAATATTAAAAGAACTTGGAAGAGTTAGCAAAGATAAAAAGCGAATACCAGAAAATATTCTTAATGGTACACCAGAAGTTCGTATTGCGTTTCTACAAGGTCTCATGGATAGTGATGGAACAGTAGATAAAGATGGAACATGTTCATTTTCAACGATGTACCAAGGTCTTGCAGAAGACATGGTTTATTTAGTGCGGAGTCTTGGAGGAAAATCTAGTATTGAAACTAAAAAAAGACTAGGTGCAGGTAGTGGTAATAAACATGGTAGTACAAACCATGAAAAAGATGTACGAGTATCACACTGCAATAGATTCATGCCGTTTCGATTAAAAAGAAAAGCTGAACGAGTTAGAGTTGCTAAATACGATAAACGATACATTACATCAATTGATTATCATGGAGAAGGAGAAGCTGTTTGTTTCAAAGTAGACCATCCTTCATCATTGTTCGTAATTAAAGACTTCGTAGTTACACACAACACATGGCTTGGTTGTGAATGGTTATTATCCATGTGTTTAACATATCCGGGTTCAAAATGGTTCATCGGGCGTTCGGAACTTAAAAGAATCATGATGTCTGTAGTACCATCCATGCGAAAAGTATGTGTATACCACGATTTGAAGTTCGAAGAGGTGATGACTATCAATGGACAGTATAATTACATACAGTTTACCAATGGAAGTCGCATAGATTTGCTTGACTTAAAATCAACACCAACAGACCCATTGTTCGAACGGTTCGGGTCACTGGAATTCTCAGGAGGTTGGATTGAGGAAGCCGGAGAAGTGGACAACAGAGCATTCGAAATCTTAAAATCTCGTATTGGACGACATATGAGTGACGAGATTAAGCCAAAGATTCTCATTACCTGCAACCCAAAGAAGAACTGGTTGTACTACGACTTCTATTTACCGAACAAGGAAGGACGATTACCCGCAAACTGTGCGTTTATTGAGGCGAAATTCTCAGATAACGAATTCACAAGAGTGGTATACGGGGAACAGTTGGCGGATTTGAAGGATATGATTCAACGACAGCGTTTGGAGCATGGAGTATGGGAATATGATGATGATGGGAGTGCATTACTTACTTTCGATGAGGTGTTATCAGTATTCGTTGGAGAAGGGGAGAAGAATGGGATTAAATATATGACTATTGACCCAGCGTTTCTTGGAAAAGACATGGCAGTTATCATGATATGGGACGGGTTCGTTGTAACAAAGACGGTAGTGATACCAAAAACAGACCACAGTACGCTGATTCAGTTGATTGACATGCTTTCTCGGCAGGAGGATGTTCCAAAAAGGAACATTGTAGCAGATGCGGCAGGAGAAGGGGCGTATCTACCAAGTGTAATACCTGGAATACGAGGATTTCTCGGAGGTTCGTCAGCATTACAGGACAAGAATGCTAAATATGATGAGTTGAAACGGGCATTCTACGCAAACCTACGGACACAATGTATCTATGAGGCAGCATATCACATAAAACTTGGGAAACTAAAGGTTGAGAACTATACTGATGAGGTTAAAAAGAACATCATTGCGGAATTGCAACTGTGGAAGGTTGAGGAGATTACCGATGAGAAGAAATTGAAGATTATCGGTAAAGATGAAATGAAGGATGCGTTAGGGGGTAAATCTACTGACTACACAGATGCATTATACATGCGAATGTTCTTCGAACTCAATGGAGACAAGAGTGGAATGCGTCCAGAAGCGGCAAGAAAGCAAATGTTAATGAATGAACAAAGACAATTCAACAAATGGGGTGTCTAGTCTTGCATTATTATTATGAATATGGTATAATTCAGACTATCTATGGATAATAAACTCAACAGTCTATACGACACTAAAACTCGAGGAGCGGAAGCACCAGATTACTCTCAAAACGAGATGAAGTATCGTAGCGACCTACTCAATAAGTTGCAATTATCATACAAAACTCGGGAACAGCCACACCAAGAGCTAAATGATAAAAGTTACTCAGAGTATTACCTTATCAACCGACAGCAAGACATGGCATATAACCCACCTAAAAAGAATCCAAGTGATTCACGGGTGGTAACAGGAGTCATTCACGAAAAAGATACCACTGTGCAGGAGATTATCAGTTCAATGAACCTACAACCACAAGTTTGTTTCTATG